GTTTTATTGTTAAGGCAACGGAGGGCGTTAATTATGTTGACCCTGCGCTTGACAGTCATATCGCAGGGATAAGAGCGGCAGGAAAGCCTTTTGGATTGTATCATTTTGTGTCAATTTCAAGTGACCCTGTTCAACAGGCAAATGATTTTAAAGCACAGCTCGCAAGGTTCCCCGATGCTGCATTTAGACCGGTAATAGATTCGGAAACAAATTGCGATGATATTGTGAGTAGGACAAAAACTTTGCTTGACAGCGTTCCTAAATCTATACTTTATACTTATTCGTCATTTATCAGTGAGCACTTCGGAAACAATTTCATGGGGTACAAACTGTGGCAAGCTGATTACAGACGCGCACCGCAGGACTTTGCAGGGTATAACCGCATCGGCTGGCAATATCAAGAGAACCCCGACCTAAATAATTTTAAGGAGGACATATTTATGAGCACTTTGCCAAAACACCTGCAGGTCGATATATGCGGTATCAAAACCATATCAATAGCAGGATGGGCGACTGACCCAAGCGGCGTAGGCCGAATAGACATATACGCAGACAAAAAGTTTATTGCCACGACCTATACAGGCGGTTTAAGACCCGACGTTGCGGCGGCTCTACATAGCGACGATGCGGCTAACTCTGGGTATGCATGTGATATTACGCTGAGCGCTCTGCCCCAAGGTGTAAAAGAAATATCGGTTGCTTTGGTGCCGAAAGACGGAAGTACGGCGGAATGGAAAACTGTAGAATTTAACGGATAGGGGGAATGACAGATGGAACCGATAAATGGCACACAGGAGCAGATCACTGCTAATATTATTGTATCTGCAGCCACGGCGGCGGCGAAAGCTGTAGCAGAAGCGGCATCAGCAGCAGCGACTGTTATGGCAAACGAAAATAGTACATCTTCAACCGCAATCGCCGTGTTGGAAAATAAAATGAATACGCTTCAAAATCAGCAGACTTCTTTCGAGGGCGAAGTAAATAGAAGAATGGATAAATTGGACTTAACATTTGAAAAAATATTTGCTGAGCTTAGAGAAATATCAAAAGGCCGCCCGTCTTGGGCAGTAACGGCAATTATAACAATTTTAACTGCGGCATGCGGTATCTTGGCAACTATGGCGGTTTTACGCTAAAAAATATTTAATTTAAAGGAGAAAAAACAATGGATGAAAACATGACAGCAGCCCCAATCACAGCGCCGGTAGTGGCGAAACAGTCAAGGTGGAAGTCCTCAATCCTTTGGACGGCAATCATAGCTCAGGTTATCGCTCTTTTGCAGTTGACCGGCGCTTTTAAAGCCATGGGGGTTGATGCCGGATACATAGGTAACATCGTAGCGTCTGTGCTGCAGTTGCTTGTTATTCTTGGAATCATAAACAATCCAAGTGACCCCACGGCATTATAAGAAAAACGCATAAAGCTCTGCTCTTCAGAGTGGGGTTTTATATCCTTTTGTGAAAGAAGGGTTGAGAATGGCAAGTTGTGAATCCTCAATTGGCAACGAAGATTGCAACAATTGTCATGCTTATAAGGGATTTTGTGAATATGTTGATAAGAAAATGCAAAAACAATGGTTAAAGAGTTTAAGGCAAGCTAATAAAAACAGAAAAAGACTTGGCACAGACTTACCAAATCAATTAGATTATTCAAGCGAAACAATGATACCAGCCCTATAGGAAATACACGCCATACTTAAAGCCCCGCTTCCGTTTGGAGGTGGGGCTCTTTTTTGTAATAATTATCTGATTTTTTGTATAAGTTAGTTAAAAAGGGCAACATTATTTATAATTCTTTGTAAGAAATATTTGTTAATTTTCCCACCAGCTATTTCATTTTAACACAAGGGGTGTATAATTATGGACAAGAAGAAACGGTTTAAAATGATAAGGAGTGATAAGAGTATGTATTCGGTAGCAACAAAAACACAAGGGGCAACTGTTTCTGACAAATTGTTAGAGTTACGAAATCGCGCAATTATTAGGATGAATTGTGCCGATTTACGTCACACTCCCAATTTGCATGATATTACGCAGGCGAATGAAAATGCTGCGGATTTGGCAAAAGATCAATACAAGACAATAAAGGAGTAAGTGACAGATGAAATTACATAGGGGCGGAATATGGTATATTCATTTCCCTTATACTTTTGATGTAAATTATCCAAATGGCAAAAACAAATTCGTTTTAGTCTTGCAGGAAGGTGCCATTTTTAGAGATTATGATGCTGTAACCGTTTTGCTAATAACCACGGATCAAGACTGTAAAGATTATGATACGAATGTTACCATTGAATGTGGGACAACCAGAATGGCATCTGAATCGTATGCTGTTTGTGCTCAGCCATACACCATTTTAAAAAGTTATTTTGAAATAAACGGGGTATGGTGCGCTGGGAAACTATCTCCGGAAAAATTAGATGAAGTTGATACGGCATTATATACAGGACTTTGCATGGGAGTAAATAGTCAAGCAGCAATAGAGGCAGCATATACCAGTTTCACCGGAACAATTAATTAACCCTTAAAGTATGTAATACATAACAGCCCACTCTCTTAATTGAGGGTGGGCTGTTTTTTTATCGTTTTTATCAACTTGAAAGAAAAATCCGTAGTAACCCCGTAGTAACCGCTCTTTAATTGGCTTTAATTCCGTTTAATTTAAGACAATCATATAAAAATAACAGTAGCCTACAAACGGCTTAGATACGCCACCTGCAAACTATTACTTGCGGTTTGATTGATAAGGATTTTGTTAAGTTAACTTTGAATATCTTTCAAAATAGTTATCAAAATAACGGCTTAGATAGGCTGTTTATTCGGTGACGTGTAGTAACGGCGTAGTAACATTTTTACGTCATTTTTAAGATAGCGGTTCTAAGTGTGTCAATATTTTGATGAATATAAGTATTTGCGGTTTCATCATATTTTTCATGACCGGCAAGCGCTTGTATATCTTCCATCCTCGCTCCGCCCGCTGAAAGTCTGGTGGCGAAAGTGTGGCGTGTCGCATGAGGTGTTAATCTCCTTATGCCCATAGTGGTCAAGGCAGGATAATAATATTTTTGTCTGAATTGTTCTGCGGTCATTGGATCGCCGTTATCGTCGGTTACTATTGTTTGTCCTCCGCGTGCCAACCAGCCTAAAAGAATCCGTTCTATTTTGGGATGAACAGGCACGACCCTATTCTTTCCCGCCTCGGTCTTTTTACCGCCTGTGAGGGCGTTATTCTCTCGGCTGTAACTGAACGGTGTGAGTTCCAAAAATTCACTTACCCTAAACCCTGTATAGCACATCATTAATATAACATCCGCATACGGCACGGCTGCTTTCTCGATTTTGGATAGCTCCAATTCGGTGAAGCAGTCTTTTTTTATTTTTATGGTTTTTGGCAGAGTTATAAATGAAGCGTAATTTTTATTCACAATATCATTTTCGGATCCGTAATCAAAAAGTTGTGTCAACAAAGATTTTGTCTTTTGGAGCGTGCTGCTTGACATGTTTGAGTATTGGTCGATAACCTTTTGCATCTGTCCTGTTCTCAACTCGCGAAACTTTATATCGTATAAGGTAGTAAGTTTTTGCCAGCATGCAGAATAATTTTTCTGCGTTTGCGTCGAGATATTTCTATATGCTATTTCTTGCCATTCGGCGTGGAGCTGATTTAATGTGATATTTAATTTCGTTGTCGGGGTGCGCCTATAATTTTCAAGCGCGTCCTTAGCCTCTTGTGCGGTTGCGTAGTGGCCTATAATTTGAGCGGGTACATTATCCTTTTCCGGCGTTACAGCGCACCACGGTCTTGCGTGCGTGTCAGAGCGCTTATATACGGAGCCCGTCCCATTCTCCCGCTTTATTTGTTTGCGCATGGTATCACCGCCCTTTAATTTTGCCCCTCACTGTGATGGTGAGAGGCAGTTTTTATCAATCTGCAAATATTGTATGCTTGGATTTCCATTTTCTCAAAGCTATATTTAGCCATAAGCTATATATGCCTATCGTTATAATGCACAGGCCTAACCATTTCATCCACGTTCCGAACAGTTGCAAAGCTGTTCCATCGAATTTTAAACGATGCCCGTTTACTACCGTGTGCTTAGCCTCCCACCTATATTCCATGCAAAAAGCCCAAGGATAGCAAATGCTAAGCGTGAATAATGTAACGAAAAAGCCAAGTATGCTCCAGCCGATTAATTGCAATAGCCCACCGTCAAAATAAGAATTTGCTACTTTAGAAACGACTTGTACCGGAATAGTTTGCTCTGAAATAGTGCTAACTGTCTGTGGTTCCATTACTTTACACTTCCTTCTATATATTACCCTTTCGGGAAATACGCAAACAAATCTATAATTATGCCTCCATTTCCGCCGCTGCAATTGCGTTTTTTAAAGCCTTATACCTTGCAAGCATTAACAGCTCTTCTCTATCTTCGCTACTGCATTCTTTATAACATTTGATAAGTTCTTTTTCATCAGTTTCGAGAGGGTTGGGCTTGTCATGGAGAGCAGAGTTGACCGCAGGAATAGCGTTAGGGGGTAGGGAGGCATCGAGACCTTGAAGCCATAACGGGTCAACATTTAATTTAATTGCGATTGCCGCAGCCGCATCAACTTTAGGGCTTCTTTGGCTCAGTACGTATCTATTGAGAGTTTGCGCCGGAACTCCTGTTATTTTTGATAAAATCTCATATGTCATGTCGTGATCCACCATATATTTTTTGAGCCGTTCAGAAAAATTTGAATTCTGTTTCAATACAATCACTCCCAATTTCATAACCACTATATCATGTATTATCACCAATTGCAATATATTTTTTAAAATATCATTGACATTGTCTATGAACGGTGATAAAGTGTAGATAACACCAAACGGTGTTGAAAGGAGGCGATAAATAACATGGCAATTAATTCTAACTCGCTTCGTGCCAAGATTTACGGAAAATATGCAAGCCAAGCCGAGTTCAGCCGGCAGATTGACTGGGATATAAATAAAATCAACAAAATCATCAAAGGCAAACGAACCCCCGACGTTGACGAATGCGCAAAGATTTCAAATATCTTAGGGCTGTCTCGTGATGAATACTTTGATATTTTTTTGCCCAGTCTATCACCAAACGGTGTTAAGCAAGCAACCCCCACCAGCGCCTAACCATACATAGCAACAAATTAGGAAAGGAGATGAGAAAGAATGACAAAGGAAAATTTTGATAAAGCAGAAAGTGCATTACTGAAAGTAATCGGCGAAATCAGCGCAAAAGAGCAGGCCGCGAACTTCTCCGATAGGTTGAACGCGACCATTTACGCTCTTATTTACTTAGACCTCAAAAGAACTGCACTTGTTAGTCCGTAACTTCCAATTCCTTTATCGCCTTGAATACTGCATCAAGGAATTCAACCGTATCTTCAGGATTAACCAAATTCCCCGCGTTTGCAAAAGCAACCGCGATCTCTTTCGTGTATTCAAGCGCTTTTGATGTATCAGCCATTATTATCCCCTCCTTTCGCCAACAGTTTACATTATTCGGGCGAAAAAGACAAGGAAAAAGCTCCTGTATCAGCAGGAGCAATGAACAAAATCTATACCGCTATTATAAGCGGATTTGAGAGGAATGTCAATAATGAACGAATTAGTTTTTGAAAAACAGGACAAGCCCATGACCGACAGCTTAAAAGTGGCCGAGTATTTCGGGAAACGGCACGATCACGTGCTTAGAGACATAAAAGAGCTTGAATGTTCAGAAGAATTTCGACAGTCCAATTTTGGGGAGTCGAATTACATGAACGAACAGCGTCACAGGCAACCCAAATATAACATGACCTTTGACGGTTTTATGTTCCTTGCAATGGGTTATCGCGGGAAAAGAGCGGCCTCACTCAAAGAAGCCTACATTAAAGAGTTTAACCACATGGGCGACTTCATCCGTCAACTCGATACCGCCCGTCTCGACTTTCACGACTTCGCGCAGGCAATTAAGGAGGCTCACGACGAACCGCGCAGTTATCACTTCTCGAATGAGTTTGACCTTATTAATAGAATAGTGCTCGGGACTTCCACAAGAAAATACAAAAGAGAGCACGGCATAGAGGCCAGCAGCATCAGAGAGTTTTTAACTCCCGAACAACTTGATGGGGTAATTAGATTGCAACGCTTTGACATGGGACTTGTTGTAACGGTGCCGGAATACGAAGACCGCAAGCAGATATTGAGTAAATATTATGGGCGCATCCGGCAACTGGTATTAAAGGGGTGAGATTGTGATGGACACCCTCATTAATGTAAAGGACGCTGCTGAACAAATGGGAATTGCATTTCAGACATTGCAAATGGCTCTAAAAGCAAAGTTATACCCCTTTGGGGAGGCAATACCGTGCAAAAACAGATACAGGTATGTTATCATCCGCACCCGCTTTGAAGCATACATGTCAGCACAGGATATGTTGCCGGTCAGAATGATTTAGGACAAGCCCCCAAAAGAAAGGCCGTGATTAAAATGTTACCTCTGCGCTGCCCCAGATGCCCTGAACATTGCCTAAACCGTGGTGCTGATATATGCCACACCATTGATTGTGAGGTCAACAAGAGCCAAAAGGAATGGTATAAGGCACGAACAGCCGAACGCCGCAAAAGAGTTGACATTGAAGTCTATTTTATTAGAAGTGCGATGCGCCACAATGCGATGGCGAGATGAAAGAAGGAAGTATAAAAATGTTTGATTTTATGGAGCTTTTCAGAAGCCATAAAGGCTATCACGGCAAATATAAAGGTTTTTTTAAAGCGGAGCGTTCGGTTGAAATGCAAAAGTTTTTGAAGAAATTAGCGAAAGAAAAACGCCAACGTCGATGTGAACGCAATTTAAGACTCGTTGAGTGCGGCGGCATGATAGCGACGGCGAGATAGGAGGAAGTATGAAAGGAATACACAATCCGAATTGCAGGGAATGCATTTGTTGGAAATGTGCAAAAGACTGTGTCGAATGTTGCAGTGAGCACCAAGACGATTTAACTTGCATGGACGATCTTGAAGAGGACGAGGCACAAGATTGCCCCGACTTCACACCAGAAACGGAGGAATGAAAATGTTTATCCAAAATATCAAAGGGTATTTAAACAAAACTTTCACCGCACAGCCCGAAGAACCCGACGACAATGATTTTCAGGAAGAGTTTGAACCTTTGGACGTTAAAAAACTGCCGCACCTTTACACGGTGAGTGACACAAAGGTTGAGGCGGTAAGGCGCAAGGCTAAAAACTGCACCGACGTGTTCGCGGCCGGCATGCTCAGGACGCTTGAATTGTTAGGGTTGCCGTCATGAATGAAATAGGCGTTATTTTAATTGCAATAATCTGTGTCATGGTGGTTTTAACTATCGGCGGTCTGATTTGTCGGGAAAAATGGTAGAGCCGTGAAAGCTCTGAACTCTCACGGCCAAGGGAAAATGTCTAAGTAAATTATAACAAAATTAAAGGAGTTGTCAAGCATGGCTAAATTAACTGTTTTTGAGCAAGACACCATTACCCTAATGAAACACTTAAAAAGATATTCAAAGAAGTACCGCAATACGCCGGACGGATACATAACCGCCTATGTGTTAGACGAAAATGTCGGTATTGGGAACTCACCAAGTGAAGAAAACCATATTGATGCGCATTCTGCGAGGTTCCCTTACAAAGAGGCTTTAAATGGATAGCAGTTTCGACCGCGCGCAAGTCCAGTATGAAAATAAGATGCCGGACGAACCTAAATGTCTATACGGTTTTTACATGGAGGACAGGGTAGCAGTAATAAAAAGAGGCTATTCCGATTTTGGATTTGAGGGCGTTATCAAAGGGTTTGACGAGGGAGTTTTAAAGGTCGAGGTTTACGGCGACACAATGAAATGGATTGATTGGTTGCCGCCTGAGGATTTGAGGAGGGTGGACTGATGGCTAAGAATGGCGTTGACTACTACACAGATGGCACGGCAACCGTCACAGTGCATTTCCCAGAGGATAGAACAGTTTGCCAATATTGTCCCTACTGTAGAAACGAGGACAGCCTGAAGCGTTGGAAGTGCCTGTTGACGGATGAATATGTCTTATACCCGTTTGTGAGCGTGGGAAATAAATGTCCTATTATTTTTGAGGAGGTAAAAAAAGAGTGAGCAAGGTTATAGCAATTATTGGAGAGTCCGGAGCAGGAAAAACAACATCAATGCGCAATCTTGACCCTAAAATCACATTCTATTTTGATTGTGACAAAAAAGGTCTGTCGTGGAAAGGGTGGAAACAGCAGTACAATTCCACAAATAAAAATTATAAGGCGACAAGTGACGCTAAATACATACTGGCTGCATTGCACGGAATAAGCGAAAAAAGCCCACAGGTCAAAGTCGTTATTATCGACACAATTAACGGGATAATGATTGACGATGAATTCGACAGGGCAAAAGAAAAAGGATATGACAAGTGGCAAGACCTCGCCGCCTCAGTATGGGGGCTTGTGAGCGAAGCACACAACCTAAGAGATGACCTAACGGTTATCTTTACAGCACACACGCAAACAGAGCGTGACGACAGCGGATTTGCTTTCACCCGAATTAAAACGTCAGGCAAAAAGCTTGACAAGATTGTCCTTGAAAGTAAATTTACAACCGTGCTTATTGCAAGGGCTATTGATGGAAAATACATACTCGAAACTCACGCAAAAAACAGCACAGCAAAGTCACCTATGGGAAGTTTTACCGAAGACGAGATACCGAACGATATTGTCGATGTACTAAAGAAATTGGAGGAATATTAAAATGAACGAACCACAAGGATGGAATACAGCAGAAGCTTTTACAGGCGATTTTGAAACCTTACCGCTCGGCGGTCATGTCTGCATCATCAAGGGTGCAAGGATAGAAGAAACTGCAAGCGGCAGTGAGATGCTCGTAGTGGCGTTTGATATTAACGACGGGAATAAATATGACGGATATTTTAAACGTCAGCATGAGCATAAGAAGCAGTCCGTACCAGATGCAAAATGGCCTAACGGCGGCACATACCGCCAGTTTACCAAAAACAAAGACGGCACCGCAAACAGCTTTTTTAAGGGAATGATCACTTGCATTGAAAAGTCAAACGCTAATTTCAAATTTAATTTTGATGAAAAAACCTTGACCGGAAAACTGTTTGGCGGAGTGTTTGGACGTGAGCAGTTTGAGAGTGATGATGGCCTAAAATGGTCAACTAAATGCGTTTCAATTCGTTCAACCGAAACCATTAATAAGGGCGTTGAAATACCTGCGGACAAGTTGGTAAAGGGCGCTACACAGCCTCAAGGGTTGCCGGAGGGATATACGGAGATTGCGGGTGACGATGATCTTCCTTTCTAAATCAAACGCTATGGGCGGCTAATCCCGCCCGAAAGGAGCAAACATGAACGAGATTTGGGAAGACATCAAAGGATGCGAAGGGTTATATCAAGTTAGTGACAAGGGTCGCGTAAAAAGCTTTTGGTATGGGAGAACCAAAATACTTAAGTTAAGAACGCTTGGAAATTATTTTGGGGTTTCTTTGCGTAATGGAGCGAGTAAAAAGAATAAAACAATACACAGACTTGTGGCTGAAACTTTTTTAAAAAACGAAAACAGCTATCCGTGCATTAACCATAAAGATGAAAACAAATCAAATAATAATGCCACAAATCTCGAATGGTGCACTTATTCCTACAACAATGGATATGGGACAAAACCAATCATACAAACGCTTAAAGTAGGAAAATCTATAAACCAGTATAGTAAAAATGGAACACGCATAAAAACATGGGATAGTATTTTAAGTGTCGAAAAAATATGCGGAATTAATAATTCCAATATCTCACAATGTTGCCAAGGAAAAAGAAAAACAGTTGGAGGATTTATATGGAGGTATGCCGAATGATTGACGAGATTGAAAAGGCAATAGAAGTTTTTGAATCCGAGAAAAAATGTTGGGAACGTGAATGTTGTGATTGTAAAGCTGAGAACAAAGGGTGTTACCTTTCCACAACTGATTTCATTTATGCCGAAGCTCGTGACGTTGCACTCCAAGTCCTCCGCTCCCAACTCACCCGTGAGAAGAATGAGCCGCTAACGCTTGAGGAATTAAAGGGGATGGAGAGATCGCCGATATGGACAATTACCAAAGGTGTGAACGGCTCTGGAAGGTGGGAACTGTTTGAATTTACAACATTGCGAATTTGCCCTCTTAAAAAGGTTTTGACACTCATTAATTTAGACGAAGGTGCAACAGACTATGATATTGAAACATACGCCAAAACGTGGTTTGCCTACCGCAAGCCCAATAAATAATACAATCCGTATATTTCGGTGGAGGAATGGGGGGGGTTAATTGAAAGTGGGCTTGTGGAATGACGATCATAATTTTCCCAATCTTGCAACCATGAAATTGTCTGCTTATCACAAGGCAAAAGGTGACAAAGTTGAGTTGTTAGATCACCTGAATACATACGATCTTGTTTATTGCTCAAAAGTGTTTGATTTTACAGCTGATGCGGAAGATGGTGCAATAATCAGGGCAGATAAGATTATTAGAGCAGGAAGCGGATATCACAACTATACTGACAATCTGCCCCCTGAGATTGAGCACCTTTATCCCGACTATGGGCTTTATCCGCAATATAAAGAGGCATATGGATATTTAACAAGGGGATGTCCGAGGGGATGCTCATTTTGTATCGTTGCAGATAAAGAGGGCAGAAAGAGTGTACACGTTGCAGATTTATCGGAGTTTTGGAGAGGGCAAAAGGAAATTAAGTTACTCGACCCGAACCTTTTGGCCTGTAAAGACCACGAGCGGATTTTAAAGCAGTTGGCTGATTGTGGAGCATGGATAGACATTACGCAAGGTTTTGATATCCGATTTGTAACTCCTGAAAATATGCCACTTATAAACAAGATTAAAGTTAAAATGCTTCACTTCGCATGGGATAACCCAAAAGACGATCTGACAAAGCAGTTTGAATTTTTCAAAGCTCACACGGTTTTAGACTGGCACAAATTGAGAGTTTACGTGCTTGTCAATTTTAATAGTACCCACGAACAAGACTTATATCGGATATATAGACTGCGAGAATTAGGATTTGACCCTTTTGTAATGATTTTTGACAAGTTACACGCAAGCAAGCAAGTGAAGCAACTTGCGAGATGGGTAGACAATAAATGGATTTTCAGATCATGTGCAAAATTTGAGGATTACAAAGGGTAAAACCGTGCTAACAATTTATTTCAAACTGAATGGGGGTGATTAAAATTTGCCAAACGAAGGGTACATAAAAGTATACAGATCAACGGTAAACAATCCTATTTATACCCAGCCTCCGTTATATTTAAGAGTTTTTGAACGGCTGATAATGGAGGCAAATTATAAATGCGCAAGGATACCATTTAATGGGGGAACAAAGTTAGTAAAAAGGGGAGAGAAAATTACTTCTATCCGTCAAATTGCCGAATGGGTTGGATGGTATGAAAGAGGAATTTTTAAGGTTTCAAATCCCAAAACCATATCAGAAATCTTGAATTGGCTCATAGAAAACAAGATGATTGAACTACTCGATAGAGGTAACGCCCAAGTAACACACTACAACATAGTAAACTACTGCATTTATCAGTCGTCAGATAGCACAGAAGTAACAGTAGACGGAGCGGTAAGTATACAGTGGCTGGATACAAACAAGAAGGGTAATAAAGTAAAGAAGGTAAAGAAGGTAACTACTATACCCCCTATACCCCCTCAAAAATCTTCTTACGGCGAAAGCAAAAACATAACTTTGCTGGCGGTAGAGTTTGAAAAATTAAATACTGAATTTGGAGCAGACAAAACAAAAAGGGCAATTGAGTTTTTATCGTCTTACAAAATTGAAAAACCAAACTATAAAACCGCAAGCGATTATTTGACAATGCGGAGATGGGTATTTAAGGCAATTGAAAAAGACGAAAAGGACAAGCCACAAAAAACCGACTACTCAAACCCTGACCGCTATAAAAATGCAGAAAGTGAGGATGATGCTTTTGGATAATATTACATCTGAAACAATAGTGACTGATGAAAAATGTCTTGATTGCGGCAGACCCTTAGAAATCGGCATACTCAATCTTTTTGGCAAAAAGCAGGAATATAAGATAACCTGCCAATGTGTCATTGATAAGCGAGAGGCCGAGAAAAAAGAGCAGGAAGCCGAGGATCGCCGCCACTACATATCAGATTTAAGGCACGACAGCGGATTGCCCTTGAAATGGCTAAGAGTATCGCTTGATAACTTTGAACCCCGCAACGGCACAGAGAGAGCACACAAGGCGTGTTGCAATTATGCCGAGCAATTTTCGAGTTTGCAGAGCCGAGGAATAGGCATGTACCTTTTTGGGACAAGCGGAGGTGGTAAATCAAGGCTGGCCGCGTCGGTAGCAAATAAAATTATTGACAAGGGTATTTTGGTGCGCTGGTGGAACGTGACAAGCTTATATCTTACAATCCAAAGGACATTCCGCAACGACTACAGAGACCCTGACATCTTAGAGGATTGCACGCGCGCGGGTCTTTTAATCCTTGACGACATGGGGGCTGAAAAGCCGTCTGAGTGGACTATGGCAACCATGTACGACATTATCAACAGCCGAATTGAAAACGTGCTGCCAACGATTATAACCAGCAACCTGACCTTTGAGGAACTCGAAAAGAAAGTTGACAGCCGCGTAATGAGCCGTTTGAGTGACAAGGATATTTTTCCGAGGATTGCAAATACGGCGGCAGACTACAGGAGGCAGAAGTGATAACAGACGAGCAGATCACTGAGTGGACGCGCCGGAGTGTTGAACAGATTATAAATTGCAAGACCGAGGATTTAACACCGCAGGATGTGCTGAGGATTGCGGAGAGCAAGGCGAGAGGTGAGGAATAACCCCGTCAGCCCCACCACAAGCCCCCACAGCAGATGAATTAGATAAAAGCATGGAACTACACCCTTAAAATTATATCGCCCACAGCATGGGCAGAAAGAAGTCACACATGATTTTTCACCTTGACGAACAAGAAATAGGCATAGCAATTAACGCCGCAGATACGTTTGCAGTTGTGACGGTCACCGGATACCCTATGTACTTACGAAAACTTGAGCAATTAGCGGCGAAATATCCAGAGGCATATAAATTAACGCACGAAGAAACAGACGAAAATGGAGCGATTTATTGCCGACAGTACCACGTTGAAAAGAAATACATAAAATTTGGCAAACCTGCGAGTGAAGCGAGAAAAGAAGTCGGGCGCAGACTTGCCGCAAACATGCGGGCAAACAACGATGCATAGGCAATTGCGTGACCGTGGACGAGCTTAAACCCTAAAAGCATGGAAACTACACGGACAAGCAGTCCGAGGTCACACAGCGCACAAGAGGAGGCGATAGACACGTTAGTCGAAAATACTTTGTTTGGCGAAGTGGATAAGGTCAAGATTGCCATTGACAGGCTAAAAGCGTTTGAACCGCCCGAAGGATATTATTTAGCTTTTTCGGGTGGAAAAGATTCGCAATGCATTTATCATTTAGCGATTGAGGCAGGGGTAAAGTTCGACGCTCATTACAACATCACCACGGTTGACCCGCCGGAGCTTATTTATTTTATCCGTGACAATTACCCGAACGTGAGCATGGACAGCAGTGGCACAACAATGTGGGAATTGATAGAAAAAAATGGGTTGCCGACTATGATAATGCGTTTTTGCTGCGCCCGACTTAAAGAGAGAGGCGGAGAGGGCCGAATTTGTGTTACTGGTGTTAGGCGGGAAGAAAGCACTCAACGCAAAAACCGCGGGCCATTTGAGGTAGTGACTAAGCGTAAACAAGATAAGGCATTATTTAATGACAACGATGAGGATAGACAATTGTTTGAAAACTGTACTGTCAAAGGTAAGCGAATTGTAAACCCCATTATTGACTGGCTTGAAACAGATGTTTGGGATTATCTGAATGGTCGGCACTTACCGCATTGTTGCCTTTACGACCAAGGATATACACGTTTAGGATGTATCGGATGCCCTTTTTCAAAAATGTCAGGCAGATTAAGAGATTTTAAAAGAAACCCTAAATTTCAGGATAGTTATTTAAGGGCGATTAAAAGAAACATCGAATATAGGAAAATGCGAGGTCTTAATGCTTTTAGAAATGGGAAAACCGCCGAAGAAATAATGCATTGGTGGATTTATAACTCTGACAAAATAAAACAATGTGACGGTCAAGAAGAGTTTTAATTTACTTTAGATTGAGAGGGAAAAAAATGAATAAACCTAAATGGTGTCCATTTAGCAAACCGGAGGGAATGGTTTTATGCACAAGAGACGAATGTGCAATATGGGACGAAAAACGAGAGTGCTGCTCTTTTAAGACTACGCCAAGTCAGATATTTAGCAGTGAAGCAAAGGAGGGCGCAAATTGATACTATCAATCCCCGGCCAACTCCCCGGCCTGAACGAATACATACACGCCATAAATAAAGACCGTCATATCGGGAACAAACTCAAACAAGATACTCAGCAAATTATTGAGTGGGAAATCAAAAGGCAATTACCGCACGTTGCAATCCTCATGCCTGTCAAAATATTATACAGATGGTATATGAAAGATAAGCGGCGTGACCTTGACAATGTATGCAGCGCGAAGAAATTTATAAACGATTCGCTTGTCGAAATGGGTGTTATCCCGGACGATGGGCAAAGGTGGGTTACTGCAATCCCTGATGAATTTTACATTGACAAGAAAAATCCAAGAACAGAAATTGAAATTGAAGAATTTTTAGGAGGGCAAAATGATTGAGAAAAATGGCGGCAAATATCATTTAGTTTGTGATAACTGCGGCGAGGAACATGACGAAGATTTTGATAGTTGGGATGAGGCGGTAGATTTTAAACGGGAAAGCGACTGGTTTAGTAAAATACATGGTGGCGGATGGGCAGATATATGCCCGAGTTGTGGAGGGGCAGGGAAATGATTAGAGGCGAACTATTCTCGCAGGATATGGTCAAGGCGTTTTTGGAAAATCGGAAAAGCAGGACAAGCAGACCCATTAAGCCACAACCAACAAGACCATATTGGTGTGGTATCGGTCATGGTTGGGATGATGGGCACGGATATGAGATTAAGCCCAAACACAGCGTCGGAGATGTCATTTATGTGAGGGAAACGTGGCAATATGGGCCGGGAGAAAATGGGCCATACGTTTATAAAGCATCTCCTGAATTGTCACACTACAACCCAAATATACCAAACGATTATACATGGCACCCCTCTATCCACATGCCTCGTTCAGCCGCCCGCCTATGGTTCAAGGTGACAGATGTAAAGGTGCAACGGCTGGACGATGTGACCGAGCAGGACGCGGTTGAGGATGGGTTTGAGACCACCGCCGGAAAAGATGGAATTTCGATAGAATTTACCGCACTTATGAATTTTAAGCGTTTTTGGAAAGCGCAATATGGCCCCGATACAAAATGGATGTGGGTTTATTACCTACAGCCGGTCACAAAAGAGGAAGCGTTAAAGGATGAATGATGAACTTGATTGGGATGAAAAGATTTCAGCTTTTTTTCTTGAATATGTGAAACCCCAAAAAGACGCATACACGCCAAATGGGAACTTAACATTTACGGCAATTCGAGTAGCTGTTAAATTGCTTTTGAAAGAAAACGTGTTTTCGTCGAAGAATGACATGAAATTTGAAGCAATGAAAGATTACAAGATCGTGCTACCGGAAACAATTTTTGAATAGGAGGCCACCCATGACAAGTAAAATGGCACCGGCAGAGATAGCGGAGAGGCTTGAATGGATTTTACAAAATGCAAATATCGCTGGTGTAATAGACGGTATTGACCGTATGGCTTTGTCGGAAGCCGCCGAGATAGTCAGAAAGGTTGAGCGGGGCGAACTGGTGGATATTGTGAGGTGCGGGAGCTGCAAACGTTATAATTCAACAAATTGCCCCGCATGGAACGAATGTACAAAATCAACCGCAAATTATATGACGTTTTGCAATGCGGGCGAACGAAAGGACGGCGAAGAAAAGCTGAAAGACCACAGACTGTATAAGTTTTATTACGGTGAGCAGTGCGTTTATTTGGGCAGAACCAGTCAAGATTTTAAGAACAGATTAAGAGGGCATTTTTTTAAAAAGCCGATGCACAGAGCGATTAACATAAATTTGGTTACAAAAATCGAAACGGTTGTTTTGCCGACACAGGCCGACATGTTTTTGTATGAGATTTATTACATAAACAAATTAAGACCAGCGCTTAACGTTGATGACAAAGCAATCGACGGCTTGGGCTTGACGGTTAATTTGCCGGAACTGGAGTTTCAAGAGTATAAATTAAATTTGCTTGATAAATGGAAATTGATTTTAAAGGACGGTGACACCAATGTCTGACATCTTATCCCGCCTACAATCAGCCTACCAGCGCAATCCTGCCGAGGTACTTAATTTATTGCCTAAGTTTTTTGACAGCGTGGGGAAAACGGTGATTGAGATGCCATGTGAAGTGGGGGCAGACGCTTACATAATCAGTTCGAATTGCGAAGATAACCACAAAAAAGATCAAATGTGTTTCTGCTGGGGTAAATCATGTGATAAGTGTGAGAAATCTTATCCTGATATCTTTAAAGTCAAATATCCAACAGAAAGCATAAGAAAAATCATCGAGAATATGGGGCTATGCGGAGAAAAAGGCGGATTCGGCAAGACCGTTTTCTTAACCGAGCAATCGGCGAAAGATGCGCTGGAAAGGGGCAAGGAAGATGCCTAAAACAGTTTATGGATTGATAAAAGAGGCAAGAGAAAATTTAAGGGTAGCAACCAAATATAATGACCCACAATGTGCTCTAATTGCATTTGAAACTCTCAATAAAGCCATAGATGCCATAGACAACGGCGGCAGCTTAGAAACGGTGGTGAGAAATTGACGGAACAAATAATATTTGTGCATCATGCCCCCACACCCTCACGCAAGCCCGCTTACGAGCCAATGCGCCATGCAACCGATAAAGATAAGACTGAGATAAAACGCCGCTACAGATGCGGAGATTGCCCCCTTGCGATTGCGTATGATTTAAACATTATGGCTGAGGACATCGAAAAAGTTTTAAAAATAGTGTTTTATCCTGACAAAAGGTTTGCAAAAAAATATTTACACTGTGACATAAAACAAACAAGGCGGAAACCGATAACCCGCGAGCTTATCTCCCAAATGATGGATTTATACGGCAGCGGCAAAACATATACCGAGATCGGCAAAATACTTAAAATACGCCGCCCGACTGTCTACGAAAATATCAAAAAAGAGGCAAAGAAAGCCCCTCGTAATTGAGGGGGCTTGCATCTTAAAAGTTTTAGCAATATAATTTAATCAATGATATGATATCAGCGGCTCTGGAGCAGTACACGGGGCTTGAGGGGTTGAGGTTGAAAGGGGATAACGCTCATGAAATGGGTTGACGTAAAAATAGCCCTTGAAACAAACGGGAAATGCAGCATCAACAATTACATATTTACGCTAAATCAAAGAAAAGACAAAATCGGTAGAACTTTCACCAGAATTGAAATGCATGAGATTGACACTAAAATTCCAGGCTCTGATGAAAACTGGATTATGCTTTCTCCCGGGTTTAACTCATATGATAAGTTTAGGTATTGGCTTGCGCAGCATCAATACATAGAGGATTAGATTAAAGGCAGTCTCTTAATTGAGGCGGTCTCTTTTTTATAAAGTAAAGACCCCCGATTATTCGGAGGCCTTTAAATGTTTCTCTGCATTTTTACGGGCGCATACTGCATCGCCAAAATCGTCAAAAAATCCTAAATAATGATTTTTCCCATCATGATAAATATAGGCTTGCCATTTCTTACTTTGAGTTGACCATCTAACTCCGATTACGCCACTTTTATTTCTTTTGCCAGGTTTACAATAAGGAGTTGTACTATTTTTTAGGCAACCGCAAGACTTAGTATTGAGAGATACCAAGTCAACAGCAGGGATGTCAATCACATTTCCACAGTCACATTGGCATTTCCAAAAGTAGCTGCCCTGAGCTGTTTTTTTACTAACCCTGTACAGCGCAACAAGATGTGTAAAACGCCGTTTTGTTAAATCTTTCATTTTTTATATCTTTTATCTGTCGGCCACTCTGTACCCTCTGGTATGAGCCAGTCACGGCCTATCTTTTGTGCTGCCGGTAATTTGCCACGCCTTATGATTGATCGCGCTGATGTATCACTGTGGCCGGTCTCAGCCGCCCATCGTGCGGTAGTGATTAGTTTACTCATTTATTAACGTCGCCTCGGCGCTGTCGCGGAGATAATATTCATCATCCTGCTCGCCTGTTTCGCTGTCCTCTTCATAAACTTTATTGCCATCAAAATTTAATCGTTTACCATTGTCGATAGCCTTGTCACGGAGAGCTTCCCAAAACGATTCTACGGCTTCAATCGCGTTGTCGGCGATAATATCACCGGTTACTAATTCAAGGCTCGAGTAACTATTTTTGTTTGTGCTTACAGATACTTCGTATTTCATGGTTTTATTTTCCTCCATCTCATTGATTTTTTCGGCTTTTTTGACATAATCCTCGGCTTGCTCGGTTGTCGCAAATGCAAACATTTTTTTAATGCGTTCAGGGTCTGGGTGCTCCGTTGTTGCGCTATAATTAATAACCTTGCTCATAATATACTCCTGTTGCCTGCCTCCCTTGCGGTGAGGACTTGCGGCTTGTTAGCCTAAAAAATGCTTAATTAATTCTGGTCTGTCTGCTCCACTTGTCAAAAAATCAACTTCGTCCGCTGCAAAATACTTTTTTAACTCGTTAATGGTACTTTTTACAGCGTCACACATTTTTGCACTATAACCGACTTTTGCAGCGGCAACATGTGCGTCAAAAGCAACCTGAGCCTTTAAATAATTTGCGAGTGCGTCGGTCTGCTCTTTTGTTAAATCCATTATAAAAACCACCTTTATTAATTTGTGTTTTGCTGATGCACTTATACTATCACTGCACCGCCAACAATGCAATAGGCAATTGATAATAATTGATAACTTTGTATGATTGCACAAAAATATTTTTAAAAGTTGTGCAACATTAATTGAGGTGTTGCACAAAATGCGCAGGAGCATAACAGGGCTAAAGCCGCATAGATACAGGGTTTGTTTAAGATGGCATGTTAATAATGTTGTATGCCCGACAAAATTGTTGTTGCGTGCAAGAGATACGTACGATAGAATCATATTAGGCAATAAATTTATAGCGAGGTGAATAGATGGCGAATAAAAGAGATTTAAAGTTGGATGAATACAATATCAGCAAATTCGCCTACCGCGAATTAAATAATTTCTGCCTGCAATATCCCGAGAAAAAGCAAAAGCTTTTAGACATGCGCAACCCTTTAAAAGCTCAACAATACTCGGACATGCCCCACGGCAGCGGCGTAAGCGACCCCACAGCAGCAGCGGCAATAAGGGCAGCAGCATTAGCCAAAGATACAGAGCTGATAGAACAGACGGCGATAGAGGCTGATGCAGGAATATATCAATACATAATCTTAGCCGTAACTCAGCAGGGCATAAACTATGAGATTTTAAGGGCTTGCAAAGACATCCCATGTGGGAGACGATATTTTTATATACGCCGCAGGCAGTTCTTTTATCTGTTGGCAAGAAAAAAGGGGATTGATTAAAAGGGTAACCGCAAGGACATACAAAGGGTATAAAATACTATTATTAAAAGCGTTCGAGAAATCGGGCGCTTATTTTTATGCCAAAAGAAGGTGCCGCAATGAAACCGTTTAGCCCCTGCGAAATATGCGAACCGTCTGTCAAACCTTTATGTGTGCAGGACTGTCAGAACGTCTGCCCTGAGGTTATACGGCTTAGGCACTGCTATGATACAGATTGTAATAGTAGATCAGCAGCAAATCATTGCACAAATGCGTCATATAGTGATTTAACAAAATGCAAGTGGTATAAAAATGGACAGTAAACATCCGCATTATAAACCTGTTTGGGACGAGTATCTATTTGACATGATTTGCAGGGATGCGGATAAGTATTGGGCAGAGTGGAGAAAAAGGAGAAATCTTTATGCTGACGGAACAAAAGGAAAAAGCAATAACAATGCTGATTAAGGGAGATAACCCGACAGTTATTTGTAAATTATTAGGCATAGCAAGGTCGACGGTATATGACTGGCAAAAAAATGATGAATTTAATAAAGAGTTAGAGGCCAGAAAAAAAGAGATAGTAAAGTCAGGAAACGATTTTATATTGTCAAAAACAGATAAATACTTAGAGCAGTTAAATTTAATAGCAATGACAAGCAATGATGATCGCTCTAAATTATCAGCTTTAACATATTTATTAGATAGGTCGTTAGGCAAGATAGCACAAAGGTTTGAGGTTGAACCTATAGAGATGGCAAAGATACCATCCAGAGAAGAACTTGAAAGTGAGTTTGCACAGTATAGAGGCAGTGTAGTTATAGATGATAGGTTCGTGGATGATGTGTAGGGATGTAGGTTTATACCCACCTATACGGTTAATAGGGCATGTGTGAGTAGAGTTAAAATATATCTTCTAATTTATACAGATGTTTAATGTACAGGTATAAGTTAGAGCAAATATATGAGGGTAGAGTGGCTGAGGCTCACACGCTCGCCCACATTTATCTCCCACCTATATAATGCATTTATATACATTAATACTGCATAATTATACATGTATATATACAGATATAATTACTGTTAATCTGTGTACAGTCTTAACAATGGTATAGGTATGCCATTAGTTGGCTGTTTACTGACCTTATCTGATTTAGACAAAAGAACTCTTTTGTATAGTACGATTGTATTTTTATCATAGGGGGCTCCTTCTTTTTAGGAGGTGGCAGGAATGCCCACATTCACCCCAACAATTATCTACAACAGTTTCACAACTCATTAACAATATATGTCAGCACTCAATAGCGCTTAAAACACCTTCCTTACAATTATTTTTATAAAATTTTCAAAGCCTTTAAGTAGGACAAATTCTCCCTTCCGTGTACGAGTATCCGTAGTATGTATAAGGGAGTGACACACGAAAATATTTCCAAATGTTTAATTAATGGCTTAGGTATGCAACAATATAGGATTTTTAACGTTACATAAAAAGTGTGAGATTTTAACCAATTTATACATAAAAAGTGTAGGAGAAAATATGAGTAATAAAATGTTAAAAACAACTTCATATACAGATACTGAAACCGGATTAACTTCTGAAAGACAGCGGTATGTCGATGCGCAATTTAGTGAAGATGGATATTTGTTTTGGTGCAAAAAGAATAGCGTCAAGACCTTTGTTGATATACCGCTTCCTAATGCGTTTACATGGGCAGAGCGCGGGAGACTGACAGAGTTGCAACACTATATGCTTAAAGACAATCAGCTCATTGTTTACAGGTCTCACAGCGGGATAAAGCCAATAGCGGTTGAAGACATGCGCAGGATATTTGAAATGTCGGACAGACAATGCAGAGTACTTATCGCTAAGGCCAAACAGCATAAGATTATTAAAGAGGTCAGCATAGACGGAATTAAATATTTTGCTTATAACCCCGTGTACGGTTTTAAGGGCAAGCGCATGAGTATTATAGTATTCATCTTATTTCAAGAGGAATTAAAGTCACTTATGCCGCCGTGGGTGGTTGAAAAGTTTATGAATGAGGCAGAGGAAATAAGACCGACAATCAGAATTATTTAGGAGGCCATATGAAAAATTTTAAAATGATGGTAGCACAAGAGCAGATTGAGGAACTCACCACAGACCAACTAAAAAAGTTTAAAGAATTAACCGGAATAAGAACAAACCCAATAAAGGGCTTTATGCTTGCCGGAATAATTAGTTTGCTCGACGAATTGAACCCTGATGTCTTAATATCACTTGCTTTTGGTCAGGGGCAATATAAAGTTTATCTTGATGATGGTCACGACGATATTGAAAAGGGCTTAGGCGATAATGCCGTCGATGCGCTCTGGGAAGCGCTTAAAACTATGCTGTAAGGTGACAACATGAATGAAGAGGACAAGCAGAACCGCCAACTATTATATGCTGCGGTTTATCAAAGATACATAGAGGCAGGCGCAAGCCCGGCAGAAGCATCCGCCGCAACCGAGGGAATGATATTCAAACACATCAACAATTTATTTGGATTTCAAGGTCTTGCTTATCAGATGGGGGAGATCTCTTTCCCCTTCTTTTGCAAATACTTTCTTCAAGACACATTCATACCGAAAGAAAACAATGCCGCCCGCGAACTTGCGCCGGTGCATCTTGAGGTGTGGGACGAGCTCGACAGGATGTTTCTACGGGATGAATTCGACAAAGAAGAATTCATACTTCCCCGAGGTTGTGCCAAAACAACAATAGTTGACTTTGCTTTGTCCGTGTGGTTGCACTGCTATAAAAAATCTACTTACACATTAGTTTGCGGACGTACAGAGCAGGACAGTACAGAATTTCTCGCACAAACTCGGCAGGCCTTTGAAGAGAATAAATATATCCTCGATGCTTTTGGGAAGTTGGTAAATACTAAATTAACCGTCAACAAATTGGAGCTTGAACTATCCAACAAAACAAAAATACAGGCCATATCTTCAACCTCTTCAATGCGTGGTAAAAAGTATGACGGCAACCGCCCCAGCGTTATTATCGCAGACGATTATCAAGGGCGAATTGATATTATCACGCAGGAGGCAAGGGATAAAAAGTATAACACCTGGATGGAAGACAGCGGGTATGCAGGAGATAAAGCGGTCTACCGCAAAAAAGTGAAGATTAAGCAGGCAACAAAATTTATTGTTTGCGGCACTATCTTACATCGTGACTGCTTTATGTCGAGGCTCCTACTCAATAAGGATTATAAGCACGTTTTAAAAAGAGCGGTTAATTTTGATGTAGACGATTTCTTCCACGCTGAATTGTGGGAAGAATTTCGTCTTATTTATTTTAACGACAAATTACAAGACAGTGTTTCGGCTGCTAAAGAGTTTTATTATCAGCACGAGCCGGAATTGCAATATAAAACGATCTGGGAAGATAAATTTGATTGTCTTGACCTTGCGATAGACTATTATACCAACCCACAGGCATTTAAACAAGAGATGATGAACGATGCCTCAAAGATTGGCGAAAAATGGTTTAAGTCTAACCGTGCCGATGAGGATATTGAAAATCACACCTTTGTTAAGACAATGCTTTGTGTTGACCCCGCTTCAACATCAACTCGTAATTCAGACAGTTTTGCTTTTCTTGTCGGCTCGCTTGCAGACAATGACTTTAAATATGTCCGCAAGGGCGAACTCCTAAAGATGGATGCCCGCACGGAGTTTGACAAATACATCGAGCATATTGTCAAACTTTTAAGGGATTATTCGGATATTACTTGCGTCTACATCGAGAAGAATACTTTTAACGGCTCCGACGCGAACCGATTAGAGCAGTTTATAGAAGCGGATCCGCTACTAAGGGGTAGAGGGATAACTATCATCAATGAGGCTACGAGGGCTAACAAGGACGATAAGATAGCAAGTTGCGTCGCGGATGTAAACAACGGCAGGATTATATTTAATGCCGAGGACACAGATTTTATTCAGCAGGTTATGGACTTCGCGGGAACAGATTTCACGCAACACGATGATGCGCCCGATATTTTGTCTGAATTTAGTAATCGCATTAGCAATATTATTACAATTGGTACAATCACATTTTTAGATAAAAAAGTCTTGTTTTAAAAAGCCTGCTTATTTAGCAGGCTTTAGGTATTCTTCAATTGCTTTTTCTATTATTTTGCTAATTGGTACCATAGTCTTTTCCGAATAGTCTTTGAGCTGTTTCACTAAACCTATCGGCAAAGATGTCCCGATTCGCTCTTTATTTTTTAGCATAATTATCACCTCAAAAACATTATACCACATAACACAAGGTATTGACAAGTAACATAACTTTATGATATAATATATATGAGGTGAAAAGCATGGAAGAAGAGGCCAATAAGCCATATGGTTTTATTTATATTACTACTAACTTAATCAATGGGAAAAAGTACGTAGGGCAAAAAACATATAATAATCGTTGGAAGTGCTACTTAGGAAGTGGGAAATACTTTAAACTTGCGGTTAAGAAACACGGCAGAGAAAACTTTGTAAAAGAAATAGTTGCTATTGCATACTGCAAAGATGAACTTAACAAGTTAGAAGCAGAATATATAAAAAAATTCAATGCCGTTCAGTCTGCCGATTATTACAATGTTGCTACCGACAGTTTCCCTTCGTACATCGGGCTAAAGCATACAGAAGATTATAAAATCAAAATGAAAATACTTAATGAAGGCAAACTGATGAGCGAAAAGTCAAAAGAAAGAATGAAAGAAAATCATTATGATGTTAGTGGGGAAAATAACCCGAACTATGGGAAACATTGGTCAGAAGAATGGCGTACAAATCATAGCAAAGCAATAAGCGGGGAAAATAATGTTTTATTTGGAACTCACCGCAGTGAAGAAACCAAACGGAAAATAAGTGAATCGAATAAAGGCAAAATTTTTAGTGAGAAACACTTGCAAAATTTAAGCAAGGCTCATAAAGGGAAGGAATTAGGAAGCAGTAATCCTAAAGCTAAAAAAGTAGTTTGTTTAACTGAAAATAAGATATTTGATACTTTAAAAGATGCTGCTGAATATTATAATTGTACAAGTTCAAATATTTCCATGTGTTGTAGTGACAGAAGCCGTAAGCATGCTGGTAAACTTTCAGATGGTACAAAACTGCAATGGATGTATTATAGTGACTATTTGCTGTTAGTCTAAAAATAAATAACAATTAAGCACTCTCGGATGGGGGTGCTTTTGTTTTAGGGGGAAAGCATAAATGTTCGATGTGAATGTGAATAAAGAAATTCTTACTAAGGTTTTTGGAAATTTTCAACTTTCTTATCACATCAATCTCAAAATGTACCTGTATTACATGGGGGTAACGGATGGAAATACTTTGGGTATTTCTACAAATGGTTCATATGACGATTTGGTAATTAATGAGTTTAATTTGGATGCGGAAGGTGCAGGAAACTATAATTTCGTAAATGACAGATATGGAAAAGGAATATCTACCAATTTTATTAAAAAATTCATTAAAGAAGAGGTGTCTTATAGCGTCGGAAATGATATTACTTACACCAGTCACAAGGGCGATGATAAAATCATTGAACTGTTGAGGCAAAGCACAGCCCATTGGAAAGCTGACCATGATGCAAACTTGGCGAAAAATATGTTAGTTTATTCTGCTGCTTATGAATTGTACTACATTGATAAAGATGCTCAATTTTGCAGCCGAGTAATCAGCCCAAGACACGGTATTGCCTATACTGATAGTTGCGATAATTTAATATTTTTTCTTCATATTTTCAGACAACGCTATGATACCAAAATGTATGTTGATATTTATACCGACAGCGAAATTATACATTGTGATGAAACATTTAACGAATTAGGACGCACTTCTCATCCTTTTGGATGTGTTCCGATAGGTATTGCAACGGTAAGTGAAGAAGGATGGTTGGATAGCATTTATAGCGATATTAAATCTCTTCAAGATGCTTATTCCAGAAATTTGAGCGACATATCAAGCGAGATAACCGAGTTTAGGAACGCTTATCTTGTGCTCAATAACCTCGACTTGCAAGACGGTGACCTTGCCACAATGAAAAAGCAGGGCATTATGAAAACCAAAGGCAAAGACGGCTCCGCTGGATGGCTTATCAAAACTATCAACGACACTTTCATCCAAAACACTCTCACAACCCTTGAAGATAAGATGTTCCAAATTTCTTGCCACATAAACAGCAACGAGAAAATGAGCGCCAACACTTCAAGTCTGGCACTGCGCGCGCGCCTCATATCTCTTGAGGAAAAATGTAAACTCAATCAAAAAGCCCTTGCAAATTGCGTAAAAACACGGCTTCAGATGCTACTTGTTTACATGAACGGACTGAAAAACACGTCTTACGATTACAGGGACATAAAGGTCAAGTTTACGCCGAATATTCCGTCAGATGATCTGACAAATAGCACTGTTGTCACCGCTTTGGGCGATAAACTAAGCACCGAAACCGCCCTGTCACTGTTCAGTTTCATCGACAACCCCGCAAATGAAGTCAAAAAGGCACAAGCGGAACAAAAGGCAAGTAGCGTGGGCGCTGCCATATTAGAAGCTGCGAAACAGAGTACACTTCCCGCTATGCCAATGGAAAAGCCCGCCATGCCTATGATGGGGGCTAAAATGTGAACAAGGGCAAGCAAAAGCCCCGGATTGCTCCGAGGCCTTTACTTGATGTTTGCGATGTCTAAAAACATGACTATGTTTCAATCCACGCTTTTTTCAAGCGACAATTTATTATATCGCTTGAATTTTAAATTGTCAACATTTTTCTTCCTTGTTCTCTTTTAATATTAGGTATTCAATTTGTGCGCCCATGCTCCGACGCTCGTGCTCTGCCTGCTTCCGGAGCATTTCAAAGATTAGATCGTCTAACCTAAAACTACGGTGTGCTTTCATTTAATCATTCCTTCTACATGCCTTCTGCGTCGAGCGCAACTTTGAGCGCCATTTCTTCACCAAAATCTGCAAAAGCCTTTAATGTAGGCAATACCCTTGCCAAATACGCCTCGTTACCTAAACACCCACCTTTGCCTCCCCATCCCAATGCTCCGCGCGCTTCGGCATCAAGGCAGCGTGCATTGTTGGCTTTTAACATTTTCAACTTTTTTTCGGCGTTGGCTAATCTTTTCGCAGTTTCGTAGGTTATCATTTTTAAAACCACCTTTTAATTATTCCCTTTCGGGTTGGACCCGAATCGGCTGTCCGGGCTATTAGCCGGTATTTGCGATTGTCTCCGTTACTGCGGAGGCATTAAATTATAAATATTTTATGCTCATCATCAACTATATCGTCTATGTCATTGTCCCCATATGTCTCCTTGTATTTTTCGGCCGATGCGATGTAATCCTCGGCTTGCTTAAGTGTCGCGAATCCAAACATTTTTTTAATGCGTTCAGGGTCTGGGTGCTCCGTTGTTGCACTGTAGTCTTTAATGTTTTCTTTCTCCATGATCTTCTCCTTGGCCCGATACTATTTTGCATCCGCGACCTATCTGTTTTCTATAATTAAATTATATCACATTGTTATTACGATGTCAACACATTTATTTAAAGTAATTAAAATATTTTTGGAGGTGGCGGAGTGAATAAAGTTTATCAAAAAACCATTGAACAGATTAAAATTGACGGTGAAAATTACGCAAATGAGGGAATGAAAACCGTCTATAAAGACCAAAAAGAGGCTTTAGACAAGGTTCATGCCTTTGTTGGAAAACTTTATATAAAATATGCGAAAGATGGCGTACTCAGTTTAACTTCAACGCAAAAATCAACCGTTACAGCCGAACTAAAAACCTTGTTAAAATCAATAGGCTCTGATTTGGCAAAGTCGGAGGTCGGAAAAACAACGGATATATTAAAAAAAGTATATGAAGATACTTATTACAAATCGGCTTATGTAATGGATACCGGAGGTAGTAAAAAATGAGCGAGCCACAAATAAATACAAAATTTGATATTTTAAAGCCGGAATATGTTGATGCGGCGGTCAATGCAAAATACAAAGAAGAACTATTTAGTGACCGTATCTGGACGAATAAAGCGGATATGATTGACAAATTGCAATCCTCAATAGTAGGTGCCATGAAAGGCGACGTAACCATTGACAAAATAGGCCAACAGATTTCAAATACATTTAATTCCACCGCTTATGAAAGTCAACGCTTAGTAAATACCGAGGTTGCAAGAGTGCAGACGCAGGCAAGCGAGGATATGGGCAGAGATACGGGCGTTGAACAGGTCATGTGGAGCGCAACACTCGAAAATAACACATGCGACGAATGTGCGGCTTTAGATGGGAATACATATCCCATTGATGATGCGCCGGATTGCCCTGCCCACCCTGAATGTGTTTGCTGCCTTATAAATGTGCCATATGAGGGATGGAGTCCCACAAGTCGGAAAGATAACGAAACCGGAGATATTATAGATTATACGAATTATACAGACTGGGCAAAAGAGAAAGACGTTTCTGACAGTTTCGTAACTAACGCTTCCCAACTTCCGAAAGATGATCTTAAAATTATAGATAGCTATTCTCAGCAAGCGTATTCTCACATTAACGGTTATCTTAGAGGCGGATATGATAACCCTCCTGATTGGGTGGCCGGTTATGCCGACAAATTGGAGACAATTTTAAGCAAATCAAAATTGTCTGAAGATGTCAGTCTATATCGCGGAGGCTCTTCCAAAATATTTGGAGACCTTACTGATATTATAAAAAGTGACCCAACTCGTGCAATTGGAACTGAAATTACAGATAAAGGGTTTATGAGCACGAGTAAACAGACAGACGTCGCTGAAAAATTTGTCGGTAAACCTTCAGGTGCTGGCGGGAATCATATAATGTTGGAGATCAAAGCACCTAAGGGGTACAGTGGGTTGGAACTTGGCAAACTATCATTTCACAGCGAGGATGAAGTTATACTTAAAAATGGGACTAAAATAAAAATAACCGGTGTTGAAGATACCCGAAAGACGATTATTCAGCAAAAAACAACTTATAAGGCAGTAAATGATTTAAGCAAACCATTAGGAAATACCCGTTTAAATAAAATGTTTGGTATACAATATGAACAAAAACAAGAAGCTACAATTACGGACGAACAAGTAAAGACTGGATATATTAAATTTATTGGGGAGGTGGTCAAATGAGCAAATATATTTACGAAGAGGGGGACATATCCGTAAAATCTCCAAAATGTACAAGTTGTGAAGAATACAAAAAAGAGATGTGCAAGATATATGGTAAAAACATACCCAAAAAAATCAGATATGAATTTGCAGACTGCTCACACCATGTAAAGATAAAACAATAAAAAATATCAAATGATTAATCGCTCCAACAGGGGCGATTTTTTATATCAAAAATTAATTATGCACTTCGCGGATTGATTTACGCGCAGGGCAAAAGGAGCTTATCAAAATGGATATCGCAGAAGTACAGGCATTTTTAGACACCAACAAGGATTTGCCCGAAGTTAAAAGCTATATTGGGGGGCTTGTTTCACCCGATAGAGTAACAGCTTATTTGGACAGCGAGGACGGTAAAAAAATCCTACAACCGAGGCTTGACACATACCACGCTAAAAGTTTGAAATCATGGCAGGACAACAACCTATCAAAAATGGTTGACGAGGAAGTCACTAAACGCTTCCCGAAAGCTGATCCGCGTGATGTGGAACTCGGCCAGGTTAAGTCTGACCTTGCAGCCATAAAACTGGATGCATTAAGGAAAGACCTGACAAACAAGGCCTTAAAAACTGCGCAGGATAAAAAGCTCCCGACAGATTTGATTGACTTTTTTGTGGGAAATGACGAGGAAACCACAAGCAAAAACCTTGAAAAGTTTATCACAACGATGGCCGCTCATGACGAGGCCATTAAAACCGAGTTTGCGAAGGGGAACAGTTACGTACCCCCGGCAGGCGACAAGTCTGCTCTTAACGGTGACGAAAAAGCAAGGGCAGAAATCAGTAAATGGATGAAATAATTTAAAAAACGAAAGAGGTAATTACATTGAGTATCAATACGCTCGCATATGCAACCTTATTTATGCAGGAACTTGACAAGCAGGTCGTGGCGGGTGCTACATCCGGTTGGATGGAAGGCAATGCAGGACTTGTAATTTATAATGGCGGTCGAGACGTTAAAATCCCTAAGATCAGCATGGACGGACTTGGCAACTATGACCGTTCTTTAGGATTTCCTCAGGGCTCGGCTACTCTTGCCTATGAGACCAAAACAATGGGGCAGGACAGGGGCAGAACTTTCGGGCTTGATGCAATGGACGTCAATGAAACCAACTTTGTGGCGAACGCCTCCAACCTGATGGGCGAGTTTCAGCGCACAATGGTTATCCCCGAGATTGACGCTTATCGCTACAGCACAATAGCGGCTCTTGCCCTTGCAGGCACCAGAGCAAGCGGTGGTTACACTCCTACCAAAGCAGACGTTTACAGCAAACTCAAAGCCGACATCGCAGCCGTTCAGGATGCCATTGGAGCTGTGCCGCTCATAGTCACCATGTCTATCGCGACCTTAGCAATGCTCGAGGGCTCAACCGAGTTAGTCCGTCAACTCGAAGTCGGTGCCTTTGCGGGTACCATTCAGTCAGAAGTCAAACGGATAGACGAATGCCCAATAATCGAAGTACCGAGCTCAAGGCTCAAAACTGCTTACGTGTTTAATGATGGCACAACTGTTGACCAAACAATAGGTGGCTTCGTTCCGGCTGTCGGCGCAAAATCCATCAACTGGATTATCTGTGCTGCAACTACTCCTATCGCCATAAGCAAAACTGACAACATGCGCATCTTTGCGCCTGATGTTAACCAGTTGAAGGACGAGTGGAAACTCGACTACCGCAAGTATCACGACCTGTGGATTATGGACAACAAACTCCCGACCGTCTTTGTAAACATCAAAGAGGCGTTTGCCTAATGTTTGAACTTAAAAAGCTAAATGTTCACAGACTCGTGGAAACTGAACAGGAAAAAATAAAACTCTTGAAAGAGGGTTTTATCGAGGTTAAAGTCGAGCAGGAAGTTAAAGAAAAAAGGGGCAAGGCGTAAAGCCTGCCCCTCCCTTTTTAGGAGGTGCGCTATGGCAGCACTTGACGATGTAAAAACAATTTTAAACATATCCGACACAACGAAAGACATCTTATTGACTCTTTATATCCGCAAGGGCGTCACCCTTATCACAGCATATATGAACGCCCCTGACCCGCCCGTCACAGACCCCATCACGTTGCCTATAGACGTGGCTACAGTCTATACTGACGCACTAATCGAGTACGTAGTCTTATGTTATCACAGGCGCGGTAACGAGGGTGTAAAGCAATATGCGCAGGGTTCGCGCAGCGGAACATATGAGGACGGCCTTGGGCAGAGCGTAAAAGACTTATTGCCGCCTCCCTTTATTCGCATGGCACGCGCAAGGGACGGCAATTATGTTTGCTAATTATACGGTGGGCGTGTGGAATAGGGCGGCAAGTACAAAGGTAAACGGCGTTACCATTCCGGGGGATTTGGCATGGGTAAGGGATATTGATGTAGACATGCAGCCGTATTCAACCGAGCTTTTAATCAAGTCATACGGTTACGATATTCCAGTCACAAAGCGGTTTTTTATTGAGGATATCGCAGACATAGCAATCGGTACAATCTTAAAATATGGCTCAGATCAGCACGAAGTCAAGAAGATCATACCGTGGGATAATTACTATGACGTTATGACCCTGGAGGCGACCTGATGCCGATAGAATATAAAAGTTTTAGGGCTGAGGTCATGGCGGCTATGGCGGTGCATAAAAAAGAGTTTTGCGAGGGCGTGGGGGATTTAGCTGTTTCAGAAATTCAGTATATAACGCCCGTCAATAAGCTTCGTGTTCCCACTCGTGGCAATTTGAAAAAGTCAATAACCTTTGAGGTTATGCCCGACAATGCGGGCGTTACCGTGGGCGTTACCCCTGCAGCTCCGTATGGCTTATATGTCGAAAAAGGCATAGGGCAGACGGCTCAACCGTTTTTAGAACCTGGTGCAATGAACGCTATACCCAAAATTACAGATGCTGCAATTCGAGTTTATAAGCAGATGGGAGGCTAAAAATGTTAGAACTTTACACGCTGATTTATAACATAATTGACCCTATTTGTACGGTTTTTGCCGACCATTATCCCGAAACCGAAACAAAAGTTTACCCTTATGCCGAGATAAAATTTCCGAATGTTTTATTGAACAATGAGTTTTCTGATAAAAACCTTTTGGAGGTCGACATTTGGGACGATAAAGGCACAGACATAACGGAGATTGAGGGCATAGCAGATGCAATCCACGCGGCATTAAACCGCTTGCAGTATAACGATGCGGCTATGAATGTGTCTATCAACCGCAACACACCCTATAGGTTTGTTTTACCTGACCCGATCATCCATATACAGCGCAGGGAATTGCGCTACGTTGTCACAGTTTATAAAAAATAGGAGGACTACAATGAATAGTACAAATACAATCGGATTTACCACAAATACGCCTAATAATCTGCTTATTGATGCCGGAGCAGTCTATAAAAACTACGGTTTATCAACAGAGGCACTTATTGGTGCGACTTCCGGCGGCAATGAATTTGATGTCAAAATCAAAACCCGCGATGTCAAGGTTGACGGGATTAAAGGCACTGCAAAAGGCTTGACGCGAATTATCAGCACTGATGTCACCCTTAAAGTCAATATGCTTGAAGTAACCACAGCAATATTACAGATGGCTTTAATGGCTAACGTAGATACCACCACAAACGCAGGATTTGACACTATCACAGGCAAAACCGAGATAGCACTATCCGATTACATTGACAATATTGCCATAGTCGGAAGACTAAGCGGCAGTCTGCAGCCGGTTATAATCATCCTCAAAAATGCGCTGTCAAGTGACGGCATTAAATTTAGTTCCAAAGATGCTGTCGACAACATCTTGCCGGTCACGTTCACAGGTTCAATTGACCCTGCAAGTCCAGCTGTTCAGCCTTTTGAAATCCGTTTTCCGCAGGTTGGAGCATTGGCGGCATTCTATATGCTGGCAGCCCCGATTATAAACGGCGGCAAAGTCAGGATGGACTTTAGCGATATTGTGGGCTTAACAGTACCGATTACAGGGTTTACTGCAAGTCTGCTTGGCGTAGGTGATACAGTCACGGCAGCAATAAGAGACCCGAATGATCTGTCCGTGATTATCCTCACTCTCACCACAGCCCCCACAGCAGGGCAGGCGGTTACAATCTCTTATGCTCAACCCACACTTGATGCTAATAGAGTTAAGTCTTTGGCAGGTGGCTTGCTTGCAACATTCCCAATACTCAACGTGGTCAACAACTAAGATATGCCGCCTTAACTGGCGGCTTTTCTTTTAAAAATGGAGGAATAAAATTGATTAACACAAGTACAGCTTTTGATATGTTGCCCAGCGTGGTGGTGCTCTATGACAAATTGGACATAGATGGATACAGGAAAAAATTAGCTGAGAAAAACAAGGGAAAAACAGGCATGGATGCTGAAAAAATAGGCATAGACTTGTTTAAATATATTCTCAAAAACTCGGGGAAAATAAAGCCCGAAGTCTTTGAAATCGTAGCAACTTTTGAGGGAAAAACGGTTGAGGAAATCTCGGCGCAGAGCTTTATGGTAACTATAAATTCTTTGAAAGATATTTTTTCAGACAAAGAAACAATGGATTTTTTCAAACAAGCTATGGGATAGGACTTTCACAGACCCTTTACCTGCTCCATAGCCATTACGGGATAGACCCTACATCAAAATTGGAAACAAAAGCTGAGACAATTACCAAAAAATATGATAGCCAATGTAACTTAATTGAAAAAACAACTAAAATTGAAGAAAATAATACATCAAAAATGAGATTAAAAACGATAACGAAATTGCTTATTGACGCATATAAAAAAGATGCAGAGGATAAGCTCTGGCAACAGTGGTTAGTTCTCTTCTCGGGCATGGATAGAGATAATTTTATCAGTTTTGAAAAATATAAGAGCGAGTTTTTCAAACCGGAATTAAAAAAGGCTGACGCGAAAACCGTCTTAAAAGATGCGGAAGAAATTAAAATGGCAGACCAGAGGGGAGGGACATAAATGAACATTTTCAGTCTTTCGGGTGAGATATTGCTCAAAGATAATGGAGTAAGTTCTAAACTTGATGAAATAGATAAAAAAGGTCAATCTACCAGTAAAAGCATGGGCTTATCTTTTGGCAACATAGCGAGTGCAGCCCTAAAGGTCGCTACAGTGCTTGGCTTAGGCATGGGCATAAAGGGTATGGTAGATGCCGCAAGTTTAGCAGAGGATAGGCTTGCTCAGATGGATGCTGTTTTGAAATCCACCGGCGGCGCGGCTGGTATGACTAAAGATCAGCTGATAGCCTTAGCCGATTCTCAGGGCAAATTGACAACCTTTTCCAAAGGTGCAAATGAAGAAACCGAAAACCTTTTATTGACATTTACGAGCATTGGTAAGAAAGTATTTCCTGATGCTTTAAAAACTGTAAATGACATGAGTCAGGCATTAGGGCAAGACACAAAATCATCCGCTATACAACTTGGCAAAGCCTTAAATGACCCTATAAACGGCATGACGGCTTTAAAACGTGTTGGTGTTAATTTTACAGATTCACAAAAAGAACAAATTAAAACCTTGCAAAAATCGGGTGACCTTATGGGAGCTCAAAAGGTTATCCTTGCCGAATTATCAAAAGAATTTGGCGGAAGTGCCGAAGCGGCAGGGAAAACTTTTGGCGGTCAATTAGCAATACTTAAAAATCAAATAACTGGTGTTGGCACTTCGATAATGACAAACGTAATGCCGTATTTAAGCGGCTTTGTAAAAATGATAACTGACAATATGCCTAAAATAAAACAGACCATAACGGACACTATTAATTTTATAGTTCCTCTATTTCAGACTTGGATGAAACTTATAGGGCAAATTGTGTCTGAATTATTCCCCAACTTTGGGAAACAAGTGGACGGTGTTAAAGGCAAAGTAAGCGGATTTAAAGGGGTACTTGATGGCATAACCAATGTTTTAAAGTTTGTGAAAGATAATATAGACCTTGTAAAAGCGGCACTTGTGGCAATAGGTGTTATTTGGGTAATACAGACAGGCTTTGTAATTGCTCACAATATAGCGCTATTCGCTCATAACGTTGCACATGCAGCCGCAGCGGTGGCGTTAGGAGTAACTACGGCAGCGCAATGGCTATTTAATGTAGCAATAGGTGCTAATCCTGTAGGTGCGTTAATTCTTATACTTGTCGCTCTTATTGCTATCGTGATTTTGGTTGCCACCCATTGGAAAGAAGTAAGTGCAGTTATACAAACTGTTTGGAAAGCTATTGTATTTGCATTTGATACGTCAATCAACGCCATAGTCGGATTTTTTAAAGGTCTTTGGGACGGGATAACAGGTATATTTGGTGCGGTCGGAAAATGGTTCTCAGATATTTTTTCCGGCGCATGGAACGGGATAAAAACAGCGTTTTCGGCAGTAGCCGGATTCTTTTCGGGTATTTGGGACGGGATAAAAAGCGGTTTTTCTACCGCTGTCAATTTCATGATTAGTGGGCTTAACGGTCTTATAAAAGGCATTTTGCTACCATTTAACGTAATTATAAAAGGCCTTGACTTAATCCCAGGCGTAAACATTCCACAACTGTCCTTAACAATCCCCAACATCCCTAAGTTTGAAGTTGGCACCCGCTATTTACCGGAGGACACACTTATCCAAGCACACAAAGGCGAAATGATAGTGCCGAAGTCCGAAAACCCTTATGCAAACAGCGGGGGAAAGACAATGCCGCAAAACACAGGCGATATGGTTTTTAACTTCGATATGGGCGGCGGCGTTGTAAAAACAGTCAGGCTCACATCCGAACAGATTGCGGCGCAGCAACGTCAAAGAACAGGCTTTAAGGCGGTGGTTGCATAATGTATGGAGTAACTTTTAAAGGACTCACAAGTCAGTCTTTCGGGCTTTCCTTATTATCTGATAACCGCCAAGTGCTGGCCGATGTTGTTAGACAAACAAAGTTTGTACCAAACTATGGCACGGTGGATTTTGGAAACGATACCTATAATGAAAAAGCCTTGACGGTGACCTTGACATATTGTGCTTTAACCCTTGAAGCCATGCAGACACAGATGGAGCAGATCGGCGGTTGGCTTTACAATGACGGCTTATATCACGATTTGATTTTTGATGATGCACCACTGCGAAAATACAAAGCCAAAGTCACAAGCAAAATCAATCTAAATCAGGGCGATTTAATCGGCGAGCTATCGGTTGAATTTACCTGCAATCCTCCATACCCTTTTGCCCTTGACAATTCCACTGTCAGCCCCGCAGATGTAGCGGCTCGCCTCCTTTGGGACAACGCGGCAAATATCGGCGGTATCGAATACATCAAAGATCTCGTCGCTGACGGTGCATTTAAATTCACGGTTGGTGGTACTCATAATGTCCTGCCGAAAATCACTTTGGTTGGCAACATCCCCTCCGGTCTACAGCTCGCATACAACGGCATGTACTGGCAATATAACGCCGCCCTGCAATACGACGGCATGCTGATTGACTGCGCCGCACAGACCGTTACGCGCCTTTCAGATGGCGTTAATCTTTATCCGAATGTAGATAGTACAAATAAAACATATTTCTCACTCGAAACAGGTCAGGCCGAGATCGACATAGTCGGAACGGGCGGCGTTTGGCCGCTTGATTTTATAATGTCAGTCTCGTTTACACCTGTACCTTAGGAGGTTTTTTATGGGAGCAACAATAACAGTTTTAAATAATGGGCAGCGCATGGCTACAACAGACCGAGCCTTTGACGACATTGAAACTAAAGAATTAATGCGCGAATGGACGCTTGAATTTAGTGTCACAAACCGTGATAATGCCCGCCAGTATGTGATTGACCCAGACGCTCAATTTGAAATTGATGGACAGATATTCGACACCAAAAGCTATAAGCAGAGCTCCGGCACGGATAACACAACGTCGGTCACAGCGTGGCATGTTTTAACCCGCATGAATAATTACATGATACCGGCAGGGTATGCGTTTGTCGGGACTATAGCCGCACTCATCCAGGACATTTTAACGCAGTCTGGCGCGTCAGCAGAGTTTACCGTTGGCACCTGCGCGGCTGTGAGCGGTTCCTACAGCCCCGGCAATACTCAGCCTATAAACGCATACTCGGCGATAATGGGGCTTACAGCGTTGGGCGTAGAGCCGTCGTATGACAACTTTACCATTAATGCGCCGGTTAGGTGGGGTGCAGATACAGGCAAAGTCTTTAAATTCGGGCGTGACCTTTGCAGTTTGGAACGCACATATGATAAGACAACGACGCCCGCGGCATATTCATACGGTATAGACATTGCGGATTTGCAGAGAATATCGGGCGCGTCAGTTGAATTTGTCGAGGGTGACACGGTAGAAATACAAGACAGTTTAATTGGCGATGCTATAATAGGCCAGAGGATTATATCATACAAAAAGAGCCGTAGCGACCCCACGCAGGACAAAGTCACGATAGGCAATTTTATATCAGATTTATCCGACAGTTTGACGACCATGCAGGTGGATATATCGGCGACAACCGCCGTGTCGAGTAATAGTGTACAGCAGGGGGATAAGTACAGCAACGTCAGCATAGACCATACCAATGGGTTTATGGCGGTAAACGCAGCCGGAACAGTTGGCGTTAAAATGAATGCCGATAACTGCTTTGCTGTGTACTCAATCAGCGGTGGAGTATGGACGCTAATGAGCGAACTTGATATTAACGGATTACAGGCAGGAACAATAAGGGCACCGGGGTCGTCCGTTTATGGTGTTATAGGACATGATGCGACTTACGGAGATGGGTTAATTTTGCACGATCCTGATAAAGGACTTGTATCTACGTTTTACCCGGGGGGATATATTGTCAACCCAAATGGTGATGTATGTTCTTCAAACTTTATCACTTCAGATAGCGTAATTGTAGGCAATAGATCACAAACTATTAGGCTACAAATAAGTAATTTATTAGGGGATGCTCAACTTATTTGCGGGAGTAGTTGGTTAACCGTCGATAGCAGTGGGCTACGCTGCTCAAATGGATATACTACAAATATAGTAGCTGGTTCAAATACATATCATTTTGTACAAGGTATATGTACTGGAATGAATTAAAATTATCTTGACAAATTGAAAAATGTAGAATATACCATTGTTAAGAGGTGATATATTATGTTTGCTTTTTTAAAAGGCATCGGAGGATATATAGGCGGTACAGTAGTGGGAAAAGTAATTGTTGTGGCAGTTGCAGCGGGTACTATTGCGACCGGTGGAATAGTTGCGGCAAATCAGCCCCACATGTCCGCTAATGTTGTGGAGAGTGAAAGTATGAGTATATCGGATGTAAGCACAATTCCAAGCAGTTCAACGGCTACGATAGATTCAAGCAGTGCGGTAAGCACGGTAAGTCAAACCAGTAGTGCTGAAACATCGCAAGCGCAATTAGTCGCAGTCGACTCATCCACAGGTGCAATAGTATTACCTGCACATGGAGCGACGGAAGGTTATTATGCAGTTATAAATCCCGACACTGGGGATCCCGTTCCGACGACAGACACAAATTACGTAACCTGCAGAGCCGCGCTTGGTGGCGATGCCGGAACAGTTGACCCTGCAAAATCTACCGCAGTTGCAGCAGCGATGGCAAAAATAGCAGTGGCAAAAGCGGACGCAGCAAAAGCGGAAATAGCATCGGAAATAGCGAAAGTAGCGGCACAATCCGCAGCACAAGCGGCTTTGAGTTCATCCACTGCAAACTAAAAAATCAAATAGCACTTTTTAAGCCTCCCCTAATCGGGAGGTTTTTTCATGCCCAAAATTAAGGAGGCGATTTTATGGCAGTAATTCATCTCGGACTTACAGACCTATTGCCGGATATAGTGGCAAAACAAAACAGTAATAATCTTTATATAGCAAACAACGTTGCTTATGCGCTGACAGCAGGGACGGCGGCAGCAGGTTCAACACTTGAAAGCATATTAAAAACAGGGTGGAATTCGATAACTCAAACATTGACTTATTCTGCGGCTGATGTACCGACTTTTACAGCAACGACCTCAGCAGACTTGACACCGTTTATATCAGTCGGTATGAAGATAAAACTCACAAATACAACAGTCAAGTATTTTATCGTGACCGCAATTACGTCAAGTACCATAACCCTATACGGCGGTACGGATTATGCCCTCACAAATGTTGTAATCAGCGCAGTTTATTACAGCCCTCACAAGTCACCATTTGGCTTTCCGCTCAACCCTGCTAAATGGAGTGTAATTGTTACAGATACAACCGCGCCATCTCAGGCATCACCGGTAAGCGGCACTTGGTATAATGTCGGCGGCACACTCTCACAAATTACGGCACCTATTGGCCTTTGGAGGTTGTCGTATAGTTGTGAGCATTATATACAAATGTCACCGTCAGCGTCTATGATACTCGAAACAGGTTTATACGATGTAGTTGCCGGTGCCATCGACCCCTCTTTTACTGCGCGGTCAGGTGTGAGTGGTGGAACGCTTTTAATCGACGTAATCTACAGGAGCAAAATTATTAATCCCACGGTAAAAAGTTCTTATTATCTGGATATGCGTTCGCAAGTGGCATCCGCAAGTTCAATCGGTAGAAACAGCGTTGAAACTCCTACAATTTTAATGGCAGAATGTGCTTATCTATAAAGGAGGACATATGAACATTAGGGACTTATCGCATCATGACACAGGAGTAAAGTATAGTGCATATGAAGGTTTTATTGTTAAGGCAACGGAGGGCGTTAATTATGTTGACCCTGCGCTTGACAGTCATATCGCAGGGATAAGAGCGGCAGGAAAGCCTTTTGGATTGTATCATTTTGTGTCAATTTCAAGTGACCGTGTTCAACAGGCAAATGATTTTAAAGCACAGCTCGCAAGGTTCCCCGATGCTGCATTTAGACCGGTAATAGATTCGGAAACAAATTGCGATGATA